CCACAATCATTCTGATGGCGTACCAAGGAAAGTGGAATGTGCTTTCCCTGAACGGCGTCGTCATGTCCTAAAGACGGGATGAGCAGCCCGACCAATGACAGTCCAAGAACAGTTTCCAATCGACAAAGCAATATTCGAAAACTATCGCAAGTCCGTGGACTTGTCTACCTTCCCGCGGGAGTTTGTTCGAGGGTTCACGGCTACGGCCCCTGAAGAACAAACGAAATGGTTCGAAGGCCGCTTTCGATGTCTGAAGTACCATCTCTATCTGGCAGGCTACGCCGAAGCTGAGAAGCCTGGCGACCCAGGTTTGGAGAAAGAATTCGTTCCGATTCTCGGGATGGATTTCCAACAAGACCCACACAGCCAGCTTTTCAAGTGCTTCCTCCAAAAGAGGCCAGGCGAGGGTCTCGTGCTGTCCGATCTGGACCAACAAACCAAAAAGAGAATGATCCTCTGGCCGCGCGGACTTTTCAAGACCTCGGGCGTCAGGGTTGATATCGCACAGACGATCCTGAACTATCCCAATGTCAGGATATGCTTCCTGACTGGTTCGGACAAACTCGCGAAGGTTCAGCTTGGCGCCATCAAGAACTTCTTCGAGCGACCGACGAAACGCTTCAAATACCTCTTCCCCGAATTTTGCATGAAGGATGTCCGCAACAAGAAAGTCGAGGAGTTTTTCGAGGACGGGACGCCGAATCCAAAAGCGTGGACGATGGTGCAGTGCAGGATGGGCACTGCGCACGCCTTCACCGTCCCGTGCAGGACAAACGATATCTTCGCCGAACCGACGTTCTGGATTTCCACTGCGCGGGTGGTCAAAGCGGGGTCGCACGCGGACATCATCTTCATCGACGACTTGGTGAACGAAACCAACTACCGCAAGATCGACGCGCTGCAGAAGAGTTACGACAGCTACATCGACATCGGCCCGATCTTGGAGCCGACGGGATTTATTGTGGTGACGGGAACGCGCTATTCCTTCGGAGACACCTATGAGAGAATTCAGGAAGACGCCCAGAAGGAAATGAAGGAAACGGGCCAGTCCATCTGGAAGTTTTACATTCGAGATTGCTGGAGCCATGGTTGCCAGAACTGCGTTCATACCGACGTATACCACGACTACGATGTGAATATTATTGAGCCGCCCTGCACCGTCCCTGGGTGCGCCTGCCCTGGCTTCAAGGATCGAGGGAACAAAGATGTCCTGTTCCCCGAAACCAGGACGCGGACAGGACGGTCAATCGGGCACACGCTGAAGATACTCGCGACGAAGTTGCTCGAATCCAGCCCTGAGTTCTTCGCGAACCAGTACGAGAACAAGCCCATTGCGACGGGATCGCAGACATTCGACGAAAATTTGATCGGGCGACAGACACTCCATTTCATGGCCGACATTCCGCAGTACGGCGGGTCGACGGTGACGTTCGGGGTCGGGGACCTGGCATATGTCGGCCAGTCAGGGCGCGACTATTCCGTCATCTTTTTGTGTCGGCTGTTCCAAGGACAAATTTTCATCTATGCCTGCGAGTTTGGGACGTGGGACTCGGGTCAAGTAGCGGAGAACATCGTCAACATCTTGTTGACCCACCGCCCAAGCGTTGTCTATCTGGAAAAATTCAATGGGTGGGAAGCCTACAACAACGTCATCACCGCGCACGCGAGCGCGCGGGGGATTCTCAAGGTGCCGATTGAGTGGGTGAAGGGCTCGCAGGCCGACAACGCGAAGCTGATTCGGATCGGGTCGGTGAAGGGCCCGCTTCAACAGCGGCGGTTGTGGCTCTACGCCCCCATGAAAGGTTACGATAAGTTAGTCCAACAGCTAATAAAGTGGCCTAAACTGGGTAAACATGACGACTTCGCGGATACTTGCGGTATGGTTGTCGCGGCACCTACGAATTGGCAGACGGAGAACCCTCCTGTGGCGGTCTCTTTGTCGCATTGGTTGCGCCGTTTAGATAGCGTGCAGATCGAAGGGGACCTGGATAACAGGTTGACAGGCAGTTTCGATCCGAACGACCCGAACGACAACTGGAAGTGACTTTGTGTTGCGTAATAAGACTTTTCGTTCCATAAGCAGAGGGATATGAGCACCCAATTCTACGCCTATCTGTGGCTACGGGAAGACCGAACACCATACTATGCGGGTAAAGGGTGTGGCAGGAGAGCCTATCAGCGCCATCGTAAAGGGTTGTCTCTCTCGCCACCTAAAGATCAGACGCATATTCTGATTTTAGACCGATCATCTGAACAGGATGCATTTGCGACAGAGGTGGAACTCATTCGAAACTGGGGTCGGAAGGACATTGGGACTGGCTGTCTCCGCAATATGACTGATGGTGGGGAGGGTGCGTCAGGAAAACCCAAGTCAGACACGTTTCGTCGATTGATATCGGAGAGAAGTAAGGGAAATACCTGGGGGCTGGGTAATCGAAGTTGGTCAGGGAAGACCCATACGCTTGAACAAAAAGAAAAACTTCGTATGGCGGGATTAGGCAAGACACATACCGCAGAGGCACGAGCTAAAATGAGTGCCGCTCTGACAGGACAAGCAAAAACTGCTGAGCATAAAGCAAAACTGCGACTGGCATTAACAGGAAAAATCGCATCTGCGAAGACAAAAGCAAAAATGAGTGCATCCCATCATGCCAGACATGACGCAGAATTTCTGAAAACAGTAGCTTGGGGCTAATATGGCGGACGAAAAAACAGTACACATCACCGCGACATCGCACTTCGAAGATCGCGGGCAGCTGCGCATCCTCGATTTGCCAGGTGCAGTAAGTTACGGCGAGTTAGCCCTGCCCATTGGGCCGACCGAAGTCGCGTTTGTGGATCAACGCAGGTCTGACCTGAGCATGATGAAGCAGGCAAATATGGACCGCGAATCATCCGAGACGTTTATCGCAACCCGTGGGCTAATCGGTCGCTGGAACATGGCCGAAATCATGCTGCGCGCGTGGGTCGAGCCCGTAAAGTGGAAGGGCAGCGATCAACTCAGGTCTCACCTCGGAGTGCCGCTCGTCGCGGAGCAATTTTACAGCATTCACAGCGTCGTCAACCAAACTTTATTTGGCGGCTACCAGGTTTTCAAGATCGACGCGACTTCCAGCACACCGATGGACTGCGCAATCGGCCTACAAGCAATTCTGAACGCCCAACTGAAGACATGCGGCTACAAGGGCGTGTCGGCCAAAACGGAAATGCGGGAAATCACGTATGACGGGCTGTTCTACGGCTTCGGCGTAGCGCATTATGGATGGCAGTGCCTCAAGCAGAACATCATCAAGAAGGTTCAGAAATCGCATCCGTCAACCGTCGTCGTGAACGGCCAAACTGTCATCATTCCTATCGAAGACGAAGATAATGTCGAGGATAAAGTTATCGGTGTGCGCGAAGTAAACATGCCGAAGCTCGAACATGTCCCGATTCGACGCTTCCGATACGCTCCCGACCTGCGGCGCGGCGATCCGCGCGTGGCCGAATGGTGCGGACGCTTGATCTACCCGACAGGATATGACTTGGACGCTCTCCGTAACACCGAAGGGTGGAATATTCCGACACGCGCGCAGTTAGTCGCACTCATGGCGCCGCAAATGCAGAGCCAGTCGTCGACAAACCCGATGGAAACTTTGGGTTCGAACACTGGCAATCCTATTCTGCAGCAAACCACGACGCCGCAGAAGGCGCTGCCCGAAAATCTCACCGAACAGACCACGCATGACCCGCTCGCGCGCAAATTCGAAGCGTTCGACTACTGGACAGGCACGCGGCACTGCATTGTTCTCCAGAAAGAGTACACACTTCTGAACGAAGACCACAAATTCGGTCGACCACCGTTTCTAGGCTTCTGTTTCCGCAACGCGCCTGACTCCGCGCACGGATACGGCATCGCATATTGGCTGACGGACTTCCAACGTGTCTGCCAAGGCGTCATCAATGCCTTTTTGGACGATGTGAACCTTAATTTAATGGGAACTTACACTGCGCCTGCGGGAACTAACAATTCAGCCCAGGCGCAGTGGATTTTCCCTGGAAAAATCTTCAAAACGGACGGCGCGAACAAGATTGAGATGCTCACACGCAACTCGATCAACGCGCAAGAGCCGTTGGCCATCATTCAGCAGATGAAAGCATGGGCATCATCGATTTCGGGCGCGGGGATGAGCACATTGGGCGGAAATCCTGGGTCATCTGGGGATGTTCGGACTCCTGGGGGCGTCGCGGCTGTTACGGGCGGCGAATCGGTCAAGTTGCAAGACCTGATCGACGTAATCTCCGAACAGGTCTTCATTCCGTTCCTCGATTACTGCATAGAAGAGACCCAGAAGCTGAAACCGTCGCAAATCCGCATGCTTCTCTCTGATGAACTTGCCGAGGCGGTTCGCGCGACGCCGTTGAGCATTATTAACGGCACATACAAGGTCGATATCTCCGCGGGGACGAAACTGGCCGCGCGCGAAGCCTTGAACAAGTATATGGGCATCCTCGAAACATTCTTACAGTCGCCAGGCACCGTGGAGAATCTTGCGGGGCAGGCGATGAAGATCGATTACAACGGAATGTTCTCCGCGCTGTTTGACACGTACGGTGTCCCCTATAAGGAAAAGATTATCGTGCCTATGAACGATGAAGACAAGGCGTACAGGCAGGCACAGACGCAACAGGCCGCGATGATCGGCAAACTGGGCGTCGTGCATACGCAAGGTGATGAGAAGCGGAAGACAGACGATAACGCTGCTGAAAACCGCATGCTCGTCGAAACAGGCAAGCACGCACTGAAGACATCGGGCGGCGAGACCGATCACCAGAACAATTTGGAACTGCAGCAGAAAGACCAGGCCGCTAAAGCGAAATTACAGGCAGGCACACCCCAGGCCCAGGGACTTGATCGCGCGGCCAAGGGCGCGTTTGCCAAGATGGACTCGGGGGCCTTCCCTGGGAAGTAAACGGAGCGTATAATGAGCGAAACAATCGACCGAGCCAATCGGCTTCTTAGTCTGCGCGCGAACCCAGGCTTTCGGGACGCGTTCCAAATGTCGCAAGAGATGGTTGACGCCGCAGCACGTATCTCTATCACATATGGCGGATGGGACCCCCAGCAAATTATGGTGCTGAAGGCGCGCGCGCAGGCGGCGCTCGAACACCACGAATTGTTCTTCGCTAAACTCCAAGAAGCTATCAACGACGGCGTCCGCGAAGCGGCCACCTCGGGCCTGCCCGAAAAAACCCCTGCGGAAATTTTGGAGCAAGGCGACTACGTCCGCCAGGAAGTTCTGGCCCACTTCACGGAGATGGACGGCGAGTCGCGCATCCCAGGATCATATTGACGAAGTAAAAGTTGACTTTCTCCACCATAAGTAGGAGAATAGGATCTCCTGACAACTTGTTACAGGTTTTAGACTTCCCATCCCATAAGTAGGAGCGTACATTCCAATGATTTCTGAGCCGACAGTTCTACCCGCAGTCACCATGACCGAAGATTTGAATAAAGCCATCCAGAACGCCGTGAGCGCCGCTGATGTCCGCACCTTGATTATGGCGGAAGCCGAACGCGTGTCGGCTGTGAATACTCAACTCGCAACAGATCAAGCGAACGCTGAAAAGGCTGCTGCTGACAAGATCGTGGCCGACCAGGCCGCCG